AAGTTTGTTACGGTACTTCGCCATTATGCCTTTCATATATTCTTCGGATTTACCTTTCGGTAAGTTACCGACATCAATATAGAATATTCTACGCTCAGGTGCACGTGCAAGACGATAGATTACTAATGAATCTTCCATCATACGTAGCTGGTTGAGCGGTTTTATTGCTTTATGAAGATATGATATAATCTTCCGTTGTGTTTCATCAAGTAATCCAGATGTAACATAAAGAACAGAGTCTTTAGTTAACTTAACGCCAGACTGTTGCTGACCCGGTTTCTCTTGATAAATGTAATATTCTTCTGATTTTTCGATAATCTTAGCACCAGTAACAGGATCTTTTGAAGTCTTAACTTCTTTGACCTTACGAACCTTTGCAGAATCGATAGGTCTTATATCCTCAATACCTTTAGCAGGATTATCTACATTTGCAACTAAGTGAAATGTTATTCTTCCGTCAATATACCATCGTCTAAATATATCATGCCCAAGATCTGTAAAGTGTAACATCTTTAAGATGTCATCAAACTCTGTTTGGATCTTAGTCTTAATTCCGTTTGAAGCTTTGAGCTGCTCCATTTCACGCTGTACAGCAAAACCTTCTTCAGATCCACTGATTGCTTCATTCATAATATCTTCTATCGCAGCATCAACTTCAGGATGCAACGCAGTACCACGATACTTTTGTATCATCTGGTAGTTGTCTTTTGATTTGTCTCCGTCTATATCGACGTATTGACCATAATGTGCACCGGCAGCAGTTACGTAACCAGCACCATCCTCGTCAACCGGAGGTACAATCGATTTCAGCTTTTCTTTCTCCGCCTCAACTTTTTTAGCTCTGCGAAGCTCGAAACCGAATAATTTTAAGCTGTTTTCCGCCATATTTTTCTTTCAATAATAGGGTTTAACGAGGCAAATGAATGCCTCGCTATAGTCTTATATATACGAACCTTAATTGGTTGTGTCTGCAGCTTCCCAGTACTGGACCTGGAAGTCAACGCTGAATCTTTCGATTTCATCGTTTGCACCGTATGAAACATCAATAGGTGATAGTGATGTTGGGAAGCAACCTCTAAAGTTGTATTTCTTTAGACTGTTGCCGTCACGGTCGATTTGCTCTACAAATAGATCAGCTTCGTAATCAACAGGAGCAACAAGACCAGTATTTGCTCTGTGAGCATTGATACCGTTCATCCATCGTTCCATTGAGTTACGAACACCGAAGTCCGTATCATTAATGATTGTAGGTGACCATGTGTCAAACGTACGGTCACCTGCCATTTTTAAGAACCTACCTCTAAATGGCATCTCGATGACACCAAATGTAGAACCAGGAAGTTGAGCAGCCTCACATAAGAATGATGTTATTTCTACATCACCTAATGCGTATGCTGGAAAGTTGATAGTCGCTTTGAACAGATTGGCTCTGGCGCCGCCACCTTTCAACTTGGCTTTAAAGTCGTCTACTCCAAGAATAGCCATGTTTATATTCTCCTATCTGTCAATTAAACTGTGCCTACAACTTCTTCAAAGTCAACGCCAGTTCTTACAGCTACGAAACTTAGAGTTACATAGTTGATTGAACGTGCTGGTTTGATGAAGATGTCTGCTTTAAATTCATTTCGATCAATTACTGCGGCAGTATTGTTTGTAGTGTCACAAACTACTCTGAAGTCAGTAATACCTCTTCGTCCTTGAATCTCTCTTAAGAAAGGCTCAACTACGTTTTGGAATTCTGCTCGAGTAAATTCGTCATTGAATTCAAACATAACGTTACGTGCAGCTATCGAAATAGCTCTTTCAATCGCAAGGAACAATCTACGTACGTTAATACGATCGAATGCACTTGGTCTTGCTAATTTAGTTTTATCACCAAATAACAATACACCTTGTCCAGGTATATTTGATATAGGATTAAGACCTGCTTTATAAAGCGAATCTCTTTCTGATTTGTTTGGTGAATAAGACAATGATGTAATACCTACATATTGACCTCTACGTGGACCAGCTGGTGAGAACCAAGGTGCAGTATTGAAGTCTGATGCAGCCATAATACCAGCAGTACTTGAAGATGCTGGAATTTGGATGTATTGATCAGTGTACTTGTCATATACTTTAAGGTAGTTATTATCTACGATAAGGTAAGATGAATTGGTAAATGTATCAGCTGTTGTGATAGCACTTGTTACCGGAGTTGTAGATGCAACGATGTCTGTTCTTGCAGGTGAAGCTGTTACAACACAATCTTTACGTGTTGTTTGTGCTATTGTTACAAGATCGTTAACAACAGTCGTTTGATCTGATCTTGATGACATGCCTGGAGCGATAAGGAAGTCGACAGTAATTGTGTCTGGATCTTCAAATTTATCGAATCCTGTAGCGTATTCAGTTGGTGTTAATGCACCTGAGTTGACACCGTTTACAAGAGATATATTAACAGCTGCCGGAGAACCGTTTGTCTGAAGGAAGCTATCGCCACTATCAGCAGTTGTACCTGCATTATCTGAGAATTTAGTTGCATCGCCGAAACCAGCCATCCAAATATATTCTGATTGATTGTTAATAACATCTTTGATGTAGTTAGTAGATCCGTCTGCATTCTGAGCGCCTAGAGCTAATGATACAAATGGGAATGTTTCTAGTACTTCGCCTTTTGTTCCGGTGAATAAACCGTCTTCATCAACAACGGCAACGTGCATTTCATCGCTTGTAGCGGTTCGAGCACTTGCGTGTGATGAAGTAGTTGGAGCAGCATCGAAAGATGATTTGTATGCCCAAGCGTCAAATATTGTTGTTGCATCACCGGAGTCTGCCGGTAAGAATGAAACTTTGAGTGAGTTGCCTAAGTTACCAGGCCATTTTGCTACAACGGTATGATCAGCCGTATTTGCTGCAGCGATTTGATCGTCCCAGTTGTCTCTATTTTTTACTAGTATGGTGACTGGAGTCACTGAATTAGTGCCTGATCCAGCGTCTGAGTCGTGTGAGTTGAAAGCAGCAGATGTAACTTCTCTTACTACTTGCATTGTGTTAGCGTACCGTAAAAAGTATGCGGCACTGTGAAAATCTATTGTGTTAGAAGAATCGGGAGATCCGAACGTTTCCGCCAGTGCACTTTCATTAGAAACCAACGTAGCCTGTTTAACAGGACCCCAGTTAAAATTTCCTACGAAAGCCCCTGTAGTGGTCTGAACGTTGGGTACTACACCGCTTCTATCGAGCTCCTTGACGACGATCGCCGGTGACTCTGATGGTGTACCTATTGCCATGGTTTGTGTCCTTCTTTGAACCTAAATGATATGTTTTTCATAATACGGATATTCAATTACTGTTATTTATAATATTAAAATTCTTGCTGATATTCGATTTGCCAAGGAGAATTGTCTTCTTTACGTTCTATATCGGCAATGGCATCACTGCCATCATCTATAAATCCAAACGATGGAATATCATTTTCTATTTCTGCTATACGTTGATCATATAACATTTGTTTTATGTCTATGTCGGTTAAATCTCTAAACATTTCTGTGGTAGCAAAGTAACCAAACATTACAAGGTTCATCATGATATCATCATGGTTGCCCTCTGATGCTTCATATGATTGACCTTTTGCTATGAATGTTGATATCTCAAGTATTGTTTCTTCATCTACTACTATTAGTTTTTCTGTTTCAAGTAAGTCTTTTACTCCAGAACATCCAAGTCTTTTTACTTTACGAGTCATTTCTGTTCCAAGAGCATTTGCTTTGATAGCACTGGATACGTGCATATTCTCATACTCAAAGTCATGATATAGTCCATTACATACAACTTGACCTACATCATTTGATTCTATTACTACATACGCATTATTGTACAAAGTTGCATACTTATAAATAATCGTAGGGAAGAGTATTGGAGAGATAGTATTACAGCGATATACAGCAACCTGTTCAAAGGGTTTAGTGCTAATGTCGATTAAGGTAAAAGTTGAGTAGTCCTGTCCTCTTCCCCTCGATACATCACAACACATAATATAATCTTTTTTCTTTTCTGGTTCTTTATAAACTAGTAAGTCACCGTTTTCTCCTATTTTACTAGGAGCTTTAGCTCTAAGTTTCATTAATGTTTCTGCATTAATAAGTGTATCGCCGGTACCAAAGAATGTATTACCGAACTCCTGATCAAATTGTAATGGTGATGTATTCGCTATTGTTTGTAGTTTCCAATGCTCATCACGACCAGGTACGTCCCACCAATCAACTCTAAATGGTTTATATTGATTTACTCCTTGTTCTGCGCCTTGCCATAGATTGTAAAACATATTACCAATACCATTGGCAGTCGATGTAATAATCACTTTTGTATTCGTACCAGATGAAATAACAGGATACGTAGATGTGTAGAACTCTGATGCTTTTTCTACGAATGCAAACTCGTCAAGATATAATAACGAAACAGATAGACCACGAATAGAACTACCAGACGTAGCAGCTGCCAATATCCGAGAGTTATTGCTAAACTCAATCGATCCTTTATTCAATGCCTTTGTACCAGGTTGTAAAAAGAACGGGAGATTCTCTAGCATCAATGTAACTCGTGCTAACATCTCACGAGCTGTGGCACCTTTATTCGCTAGAATTGCAATAGTTTTTTCTGTATGAAATAGTGCATACCATAGTAGATATGCCACAGATGATATAGATTTACCAGACTGACGACAAGCCAATACGATATTAAATCTATGATCATCAAATGATTTAAACATTTTTTCTTGATATGGATATAAAGAAAATGGTACAAGGCCTTTATCAAGAGATATAACTTTACAATAGGTTCCAGCAAAATATGCCGGATCCTTCATGCATTTCTTGTATTCTTTTATGAGGTCTTTTGTCCACTCTTGATCTACACCATCCCGTTTTACGTTGGGATTACCTAGATAAGTGGT